GCGATCCCGGTAATGGAAAAACAACTTTGGTTGCTGCGATGATTCAAAACATGATGCGAACTTCTTCCCTTGACATTTTTGAACTCAACGATGTGCGCCCTTGTTATTTCACAACCTACGCAGGTCTTATTGATCTTAAGGGCGAGATGATGAGCGACCAGATTGAAGAGAGCCGTGAGTTGCTTTATGAAGGCATCATGGGAGAGGCTGTAGATTCTCGACGTAATGTTAAGGTTCTTGTACTAGACGATGTAGGGCGTGAGCACAACTCAGCTAGTGGTTGGAATCAAAGTATGCTTCACCACGTTCTTCGTAGTAGGTTTAACGCAGGTCTCCCTACTATTGTTACTTCTAATATTCCTCTTATGAAGTGGCAAGACTTCTATGGAGAAGCCACAGCTAGTTTTGCGCACGAAGCCTTTTTAAATATTGATTTAAAGTCAGCAAAGGGAGACTTGAGAAGATGATGGGACGTCTAATGGATCAGGCAAAGTTGCTACAGGTTTTTTTGAGTCCAACTCAAACACCGGGCCCTAGTATTTACGAAGTAAGTACAAAGCCAAATGGTGACCTTCTATGCACTTGCGCAGGTTTCAAAGGTCGCACTACCTGCAAGCACACTCGATTTGTACAAGCACGCATTAATTCTAACGGAGGCTCCTACCCACTTGAGATATCTAAGCGTGCAACAGACGAAGACACAGAAAAAGCAAAACATTCCCTTGAGGCGTACAGGGAGTTCATACTAGCTTTTGGAAAGATTGAAGTATTTTAAATGCAATTCGGGGATATTAGTAACGATATACCGCAAAGGATTATTGTTACTACGGATGTGTTTGTAATGCTAGAGACAGAAAAATTACCTAAGAAGTACAAAGTGTTTAAGCAAACACGCAAAAAAGTTTCATTTAAAAAAGAAGTATTAAGTCAGTTGTTTTTATGGGCGGTTCAAACGCCTTACACAGTTGAGTTGGCTTCATTTGATTTAAACCAAGAAGAGTTAGAAAAAGTTTTAGAAACTTTAGACAAGTACGGGACTAACCCATTTAGGTACTGCAATGCTTATGAGTCTGTTGACTTTTTAGTTAAGCAATTGCCTTACCGACCTGAGATTTTGGGAGTCATAGATCGGCCTGATAGATTGATGAGATACGGACACTGGGGAATGGACTTAACACGGCTATGAACAACGAGAAGAGATTATTAAGCAAGGCTCTTACAGATAGGGACCTGACCCCACTATTTGACCGTAACGTAAATCAATCTTGGTTCTCGGACGAGAATGATAAAAAGATTTGGGTTTTTGTACGTGAGCATTACGCACGCTACGGAGAGTGTCCAAGCCTTGACGTTATTAGGGATAACTATCCTTCCTATGAAGTAGTCCCTGTCAACGACACCACAGAGTACTTACTGGACTCTTTATCTTCTGCTCGTCGCAAGGTTTACACCGCCAACATACTTCGTGATGCGATTGAGAAGATTGACCGAGAGCAGGATCACGAAGGCGCTCTTCAAGTTCTTCAGGCCGGTGTCCTCAAGATGGATGAGGCTGGATTTAGCGAAACCAACGACATTGATATTACTGACGGTAAAGAACTTGACCGGCGTTGGGCTCGTTATCAAGAGCGCAAGTTAATTCCAGACGGTCTACTCGGTTACCCAACAGGTTTCCCAACGATTGACAAAGTCACTAACGGTTTACAGAACGAGCAGCTGATTGTTATTACAGCTACACCTAAGACAGGTAAGTCAACAGTCGCAATGCAGGTTGCTATCAATGTGCACACCCAGTCTGAAGTAAAGCCTATGTTCTACTCATTTGAAATGAGCAACCGAGAGCAAGAAGATCGATACGACTCAATGCGTGCTCGCATTTCACACCAGCGTTTAATTACAGGTACTTTGCGACCTGATGAAGAGGCTCGTTACAAAACATTGGTTACTAACAAGATGCGTCAAGATGCAGAACAGTTCTGGCTTGTTGACTCATCGTCAGGATCAACTTTGTCTGGCGTTACCGCTAAATTGCAGTTGCACCGCCCAAGCATTTTATTTATTGATGGTATGTATTTAATGACAGACGAACAGACTGGTGAGCAGAACACTCCTCAAGCGTTAACCAACTTAACTCGTGGGTTCAAGCGATTGGCTCAGAGTTTTAAGATTCCAATCATTATTACAACCCAGTCTTTGGACTGGAAGAAGAGTAAAGGCAAGCTGACTGCTAACTCAATCGGTTACTCATCTTCATTCTTCCAAGATGCTGACGTTTTGTTCGGTCTTGAGAAGCCAGAAGAGAGCGATGACCAGACTCGTATTCTTAGTGTTCTTGCAAGCCGTAACTCTGGACCAGGTTCTACATTCTTAACATGGGCTTGGGACGAAGGTACATTCCGTGAGATGTCAGGTGAAGACGCATGACAGTCGAAGAGATGGAAGACTTTCTTAAAGGTCTTGGAATTGAAACTTACGGAGTTCGTGGATCAGAAGTAAAGGGATTATGTCCCGGTCACTTTGATAGAACTGGAAAAGAAGATCACAACCCTTCTTGGTCTATCAATGCGGACACAGGAGCGCATAACTGTTTCTCTTGCGGTTTCCGTGGAGGATTGCAGTATCTTGTTTCGTACGTAAACGGCATTCCTATGGATCAAGCCGATGAGTGGGTTAAGACAACCACTAGCGACTTATCAATGCGGTTAGAGCGAGCGCTTAACCCTAAACCAAAAGTAGTTGAAAGTTCAATTACTATTACAGAAGCAAACCTTGCCGCATATGTTGTTCCACCAATAGAGCTACTTCGTAGTCGTGGGATAACACCCGAAGCCGCAGCGCTTTACGGAATCTTGTATGACGTTCGCAAAGAGTGCTGGATTATCCCTATACGAGATTTATCCGGAAAACTTCTTGGGTGGCAGGAGAAAGGCTCAAAGGGAAGATACTTTAGAAACTACCCAGCTGGAATTCAGAAAAGCCATTCTTTGTTTGGGTATCAGCAGTATGAGGGTGGCCCAATGATAGTAGTTGAGTCACCTCTTGACGTGGCTCGTATGGCCTCTGTAGGGATTATGGGAGGCGTTTCTACTTACGGTACCGCCGTGTCTAAGGATCAGATGAGCGCAATCAAAGGCGCTGAACGAGTAATTGTTGCGATGGACAATGATGAGGCGGGACATCAAGCGTCTCAAGACTTTCTTAAGAAGTCTGTAGATATGTGGTTTGAGTGCTGGTTCTTTGATTACTCTGGAATTGACTGGGTTGAGCGTTCCAGCGTTAAGGATGTTGGCGCTATGAGTAAGTCTGAGATAGTCTACGGAATTGAAAACGCAAAACACGCACTACATGGGGAGAAGGCACTGTCATGATTATTGGACTATCAGGATACGCACAGTCTGGAAAAGACACTGTTGCCAACATACTTGTTGAAAAACACGGATACACAAGAATTGCTTTTGCTGACCCTATTCGTAAACTTTTGTACGAGATGGATCCACTAATACCCAAAGGGTATGGAAACAGCGTTATTAATTACCGACTTCAAGACATGGTTGATACATACGGTTGGGATAAAGTAAAAGTTGATTTTCCAGAGGTTAGGCGATTGCTCCAAGAACTTGGTGTAGGCGCTCGCAAATTATTTGGAGACACTTTTTGGATTTATCAAGCACTATCGGATGTAGCCCCTCAAGACAAGGTTGTTGTATCTGATGTACGTTTTGTGAACGAAGCGGACTGGATTAAAGATTTCACCGGACAAATTTGGCGTGTAAAGCGGGTAGGAACAACTGCGGTCAACGAACATGTTTCTGAATCAGAGATGGATGGATATCCAGTAGATCAAATCTTTGTTAATAATGGAACACTAGAAGACCTTGAAATACTTATTGGAACACGGATGCGAGCTTACGTATGATTGATTATCAGTATTGGTCTTGGTTACTAGCCGCTATTGGTGTAACTGGTATTTTCTTTGTCGGCAGAAAGACTATTTGGGGATGGCTAATCCTTTGCCTCAATGAGTGTCTTTGGATTGTTTACGCTTTAATAACAGATCAGTATGGGTTTATTGTTGCTGCTGTTGCCTACGGTATTGTGTACATTCGTTCTTATCTTCACTGGAGGAGAGACGCTTGACCTTTAAAGGCACCTTGCTTCCTTACCAACCTGAGGCCGTCGACAAAATGGTTGACCGCCATAAAGTTTTAGTTGCTTACGACTTAGGTTTGGGTAAAACAGTGCTGACTATTGCTGCTGTAGAGCGCCTTATGGACGAAGGGCAGATCACAGAACCGGGAATGGTTATATGTCTTTCATCCCTTAAATACCAATGGCACAATCAGATTGACAAGTTTACTGATGGCACCTCCAAGTCTATTGTTATTGATGGAACACCTAAACAACGTCTTGAGCAGTATGAGGCGGCGTTTAATTGGCGTGAGACAAAAATTGATTATGTCATCATGAACTATGAACAGGTTGTTAACGACTGGGACCTAGTAAAGAAACTGCCACGAGGTTTCATTGTTATTGACGAAGCCACCGCTATTAAATCTTTTAAATCAAAAAGATCTAAAGCGGTAAAAAGAATGTCTAACGCCCCTTTTAAATTTGCTCTTACTGGAACACCAGTGGAGAACGGCAAACCAGAAGAAGTCTTTAGCATTATGCAGTTTGTTGATGACTCAGTACTAGGAAGGTTCGACATATTTGATAAAGCTTTTATTGTTCGTAATAATTGGGGTGGAGTTCAGCGTTATCGTAATTTGCCTACTCTTCATGAACGCCTTAAGGAAGCAAGTGTTAGAAAGTCACAAAAAGATCCAGACGTTGCGCCTCACCTACCAGATTCCATCCATAGTGAACCGCTTCTCATCACGTTCGATAGACGAAGTGCCAAGTTATACGA